ATGAATAATTCAATTTCTCTCGATTCCACAATACCGGAAAAATTTCCAATCGGGGAATTTGCCGTCATCATCTGTCAGCGTTGCAAGAAGCGATATCAGTTGTCCTTTATCATTTCTCACGGGAATGCAGTCGAGCACCATTCATGCCCCCGTTGCCATAATCTTATCACGGTTTGTAAAACCAATAACGTTGCTTTGGACACGCGTGGCCAAGGCAACGTTATTGGAACTTTTACCCTAACCCCAAACTTGAAACCCTCTGCCCCTCAACCATTACTCTAAGGTAATACAATGACAACTGAAAAAGCATCTGAGCAACGCGCCCCCTACGGTTTATTCGCCAAGGGAATTTGTAACGGTTTTCGCCGGTATACTCGAACCAAAACCGGTGAAGTTATTACACAGCTTCTTGTCAATCTCCCCGGCGCAACCTCCTCCTTGCAGGTTGAAATTCCAAATGGCACCGATCTTACCCCTTTCAAGGATTTTGAGCCGGTCGCCATCAGAATCATTCCTTCATTTTATGAAGGCCGAATCATTGGTTTCAGTTTGGCATGACCCCCGAAGATGTTCAAGCACTCTTTGGACATCTCGAAGAGTTTAGACAAATTGGCTACTGGTTGGCAACCCTCCTGGCTATCAACGCCGGTCTGATCGCTGCCAGCATAGTTGCCGCAACCGTTCAAATTAGGCTGAGCCGATGACCGCTTTTGATTTCATTACAATCTTCGGCTCTTCATTCGGTGTCGGTCTCGTCGTTTGGGTTTCGGCCCTTGGCCTCCATCTGGTCGCCAATATGCTGAAATTCATTGTTTGGCAATAACGGGATGATCCTTTTTCGCATCCTTAAACCGTTAATCTCAACTAGGAGGCTATTATGCTGACTTCTGCAATGTTCACCGCAGCTGCATCTGGCGTGACCGAAATGATTACCCTCGCCATCACCGGCGGCATGGGCATCTTCGGTTCCATCAAAGGGGTCCAGGTCGGTTTGCAAATGTTTAGCCGTCTCATCGCGGGACGCTAAGCATGGGCCTGCCAGTCATATCTTATATTGATATGGCCCAGGCTGCCGCTGGTTGGTTGGCAATCGCTGTGGGGGCTGTTTTTGGCGTTATCGCCGCATCCTTCGCAGTGATTGCCGCCTTACGCATCTTTTCCCGCTTCCTCTCCTTTAGGTGAGTTATGGCAGTAATTGAAATGTTCTGCGGCGCTATGGGTAACGGTAAATCAGCAATTGTTAATTCGATTGCCTTCAAGTTTCTCCGTCGAGGCGGTGTCATCGGTTTGAATTACCCGCTTGTCGATGATTGGGCCATTAAATACGCCTCTCGCGTCTTACCTCCTTATGCCTCGGATCAACAGGTTTTTGATAATGCCGTTGATTACTATAACCGGGCCTTCCGTTTCGGCTCCGTGGAATCCTGTTACGAGTTCGCCAATAAAGTTTCAGAACTCGCCATCGGTAAGCAGGCCGCAACCCGGGAAGAATGGGGCCTCCAAATTTTCGATGAAGCCAGCTTGTATTTCAATGCCCGTGATTACCAAAAGTCCCGGAATAACCGTTTCATTGAATATTTCATCAATATTCGAAAGCTTAAGATCATGGCTATTTTCATGACTCATAGCTCAGAGGATATTGATAAGCAGATCCGCGGCAAGGTTGATCTTGTCACATGGTGCAGGAATATGCAAAAACGTAAAATTTTCGGTCTCCCCCTGGGCTTCCTTTACAAGAACCCTTGTTTCAAAACTCAATCGATTGTCAACGGTGAAGGAACCTTTAAGGGTATGACTGAAGAAACCTTCACCTATCGACTCGACTTCACCACCTGTGATCTTTACGACTCCTTCAAACTCTTCAAGGATGATGCCCTTGAGGAGGAATATGGTCTCGAGCCTTTGGGCCACCATCCGCAAACCTATTACAAAACATCAGCACAGAAAATTCAAGAACAACGCCGATTAATTACAGAATCTGCTATCGTTTACGACTATTTCAATATTGTCCAACCTGGATTTTGCCATGCTTAATATTTTGTCACTTCTTATTCTTATTTTTGAATCATTTTTGAATGCTGATATTTCCTTTGCCTATCAATCGAAAGCATCAGCAAATACAAACATTCGAGAAAATAAAACATGCACAGAGTATCTTTCCATTTGTGAAACTTCTTGCAAGGATCGGGGCTCACTTTATGAATTCCAATGCACCGGTAAAGAATATCAGTCATCAGATGGGCAATATTATTGTCAATGTGGCGACGACCTTTTTCGCCAAAATTCCAAAAAGGAGCAAATTTCATTTAAACGGGATTCAAAGAGATAATCACTATGTACATATCATTAAAATTAATTATCACTTTAATCATTATTAATTTCTCTATATGTCCTGTTGCATCTGCCGCTGTTGTTTGGCCTGGATCATGTACGCAATTGTTTTACTCTGTAGCAGGTGGACCATATTGGACTTCTGGCAACGCTGATGTTTATTCAAATTTATCCGTTGGGCCATCTGGTGCTTTAACTTTGACCGGTAAACATTATGTTGCTAATGCTAATATCACATCATATAGGATTCAATCCTATTTTTTCGATTCTGAATATAATAATGGTGCGGGGCAATGGGTTTATGCCGGTTACACGCAAGGGTATATGGATGTTGTACCACCAAACGCTTTGTTAGTAACTGGTTATGGTACAACAAGCTTGAATGCTGCTGCAAATGGTTGTCCTGTCGTTAATCCTTGTCCGGCAAAAAACGGACAGAGTGTTTATGATCTGAAATCAAATATTTCAGAGTCTACACCTTTACCAGCTATGTCTTGCAATGATGGCTGTCAAGTTACAAGTCAACTATTATGGACACAGTGCATAAACGAAAATATTGATTGTTTATCATCAGTGAAATACACATTCAATGGTAATACGTGCTCAAATAGTGATCCATCATTAAGTGACGGACTAACACCAACGCCACCAAATAATTGCAGTTTTCAAATCAATGATAAAATCGCAGAATGTGGAGGTTCTTTAAATATATCATCGTACAATTTTGAAAACTGTACGGGTACATGTGTCCCCGATCCTTGCCATGAAAAATGGCTTGCCCTGGTTAATAAGTGCGGCGGTATTATGGCTGTTAGTAACTGGAACTCTCAAACTTGTTCCGGTATTTGTGCAAATGATCCAATCGTAAATCCTTCGCCTATTGATTCAAGTTCCCCTGTACCAGCTCTTCCGCCAACGAACATTAACACCAACACAAAATATAATGCTGATGGATCAAAAGAAGTAACCCAAAGTGTTACAAATACGTATACCAATAATACTACGAACTCAACAAATACATCAACATCAACAACAACTTCCGTTACAACCAATACAACAACAACCTATAATTCAAATGGTGACCAAATATCCCAATCAACCTATACAACAACAATCCATGGTACGCCCACAAATGGTGATTCCGATTCGCCAACTGATCCATCAGAGCCACCTGCTGAACCAAATTTCCCTGTTCCTGATTCTTGGTATACGCCCACCTATGATTATACAAAACCGTTAGCTCAGTCTATAAATTATCAGCAAGTTCTCAGTGCATCCTCTGCATTTCAGCAAACTGCCCCCTATCAAATAACCAGTTTAATTCTTGATTGTTTGGGTTATGTCTCGGGAAGTGGTTGCACTTATCCGCCAACTTTTAATGTTAATCTTCTTTCAAGATTCACGTCTGAGCCTGTTAAAATTGACCTTTCTCCATTTTCATCTGTTGTTACCATTATGAAATTCTTTTTTTCGCTTCTTTGTTTAGTAGGTACAGGTAAGCTTGTTATGAATTTATTCTCTTAATGGATAATTAAATGTTTAATTTAATTGAAATCATTCTTTCATTTTTTTCAAAATTTTTCGAAACATTAAGAACTCTAGTTTTCGATTTGTTCATTATAATATTAAATGGTCTACTTGCTTTATTAGCATTTTTGATTGAAATGATGGCAACTATTATGCCTTCACTTTCCATTGGTGTTAATTTAATTAATCAATTTCCGACTCCTACAACTGCAATTTGTTGGTTAACTTGGCTCTTTCCAGTTGATGTTCTTTTACAATGCACTCAATTTTTTATAACGCTTTATCTGTTGAAATTTATGTCTAATCCAATCCTTCGTTTTCTCAAAATAGTGAGGTGA